GATTTTGCTGAACCTGCTAATGCTGTTTTTGCCATCTCAATATCTTCATTTTTTAAAAAGTCTTTAAATGAATTTCCACTATAGTTATCTATTAAACCTTTAGCAGTATCAATAGCATCCATAACAAGAGGATTATCTAATTGAGGAATTTTAAAATTTGGATTTAACATAGGTAACGCAGGAGTTGCCAATGAATCTAATTGAAACTTTTTACATTTAGCCGCTGTACCTACTAATATAACTTGTTGCATATCAAAAGGAACGCCAACCATATTGTTCCAATTTACATCTATATCTGGATAGCAAGTATAATCAATAGTACAAAAACCATCTAATGCATCTAAATGTGTATCTTCTGGTTTAGGTTCTACCATTAATTTCATATCATTTACGTAATATACAGGGTCTGTTTCAGAACACTCTTCTAAAAATCCACTACCAAATCTTGATTTGCTTCTTAAATGAAATGGTATTTGACGACAATCATAAGCTATTTCCCCATCATATCTAGAAACAGAAACTATCTCACTGCTATCAAGATAATTTAAATCATAACCTACTCCCTGTTGAATACTAGATGACCATTCTCCTGCTGTAAAAATTCTACTTTTAGTTAAATGTAATTTTAAATTACTAGGTAAAAGTTTAGAAGTTTTAGCAATAATATCCTTTATCCATCTTTCTAAAACATCTTTTTTAATATAACTAACTCTTTTCTCTCGTTGTGAAAAAACATTTTGACCAGTAGCTGTATCAATATATTGCTGTTGCTGCATAACAGGATTACCTCCTTGACCTGCTTTTTCATTTGGTATAATAGGTAAAGTACTATCCATTTTTACATCATCAGGTAAACCCATTGTACCACCTTGTACAGTACCTGGTACAACAGGTCTTAAATTATATCCTGATGTATCACCTGGTGTAACAGGTCTTAATGTAGATTGATTTGGGTAAACTGGTCTTAAACCTCCTGAATCAAAAGGTTCTGCTTCCCCTAATTCTTTATCCCCAGGAGGGTCAGGGTCATCAATTATAATAGGAGGGTCATCACCAACAGTACCCCCTCCATTATCATCTACAGGAGGGTCTTTATGAATATTCCAATAAATATCAATATTACCTTCAGGAATAATATCTGAACCAGGACCTTGTTGTGGAGGCCTTGTAAAATTAGGTCCACCTTCATCTTGTTCTGGTCTAGGCCTATAATCTCCAACAATATCATCAATAACATCGGGACTTATATCAGGTCGCGAAGGTGAAGGTTGAGGAGCTGGAACGCCAGGAGATACTACCGAATAAATTGGTATAATAAGCCTTTTAGAATCTCCTATTAAATAAGCTATGTGTTCTGCGATATTCATATTATAATTTAAGCATTAATACACTATTTTGCTAACTCTTTTCTTATAAGAGCTATTTTATATGCAAAATAAACTATAGTTATAAGCCCAACTCCTATCCTAACCATTTCTGGTAACATTTCTATAAATTGAATACTAAAGCCTCCGCTACCTATAATCACTGACTTTAATGTATCGGCATCCATTTATGGTCTACCACCTGGTCTAGACGGTGGACTACCACCTAATCTACTTATAGCAGGTTTTCTAACTGTTGGTCTTTTACCTGGTCTTGATGTTCTTTTAGAAGCGGCTGCTCTGCCTCTTGCTTTAGCTGTTACTTTACGACCTCTTTTAGAAACAACTTTACGTTTAACCGCTTTTTTTGCTTTTTTCTTTTTAATAGCCATTACGACTCCTTTTTTTTATTTAACCATAGTAGCACAAGACCTGTATTCCTGCACCTACATTGCTTATTGTTATTTTTTTAAATGGACCCCATACAATTTCACCTGTTAATACATTATCAATTGACAAATCATCTCCTTGATAACAAGTGCAATCTATATCTACATTAACAGTAGCAGCACCACCTAAAACTTTAAATGCTACAAAATTACCATCACCAGTATTACCTGCTGAATCTAAAACTTTAAATCCTGCTTGCCCTAAAGCTAAGTTACTTCCTTCATCCCCATTATATTGATATTTTCCTTTATGTATCATAATATTCCCTATATTGTTAAATTATTAAATTTTAATCTACACCACCTGATGCTATTGCAGCATCATTTTGTAAATCTCCTAATAAACTGTTTCCTGACATATCATATACTTTACTACCTGAACCATCTTCTGTACCATCTCCCATTCTATACCAAAGTTCACAATCGCTTATATCTGTTAAAACATAACCTGGTGTACCATATATGTCAGAAACTTCCGAAGCACTTAAAGCTTTACTAAAAACTCCTAACATAGCTATACGCCCTAAATAGTCATCAAGTGTATCTGCCCTAACACCAATTTGAGCATTATCGTTAGCAGGAGCGCCTGACATATTAAAATTTGAAGCGCTACCTACTGCTGAACCATTTCTGTAATATACTAATTCATTAGTATCATCATATGTGTATACAATAGCAATATGATTCCATTCATCTTCTGTAATGTTGCCTGAAGTATATAGTTTAGTTGTACTTCCGCCATCTGCAGTAACTCTTAGTCTTCCGCTAGAATTAGTAAATCTAATAAAAAATCTGCTTGAACTATCTCCTGAAGAAATAATAGCATCTTCACCTGAGCCACTATCATCATATTTTATCCAAGCTGTTACACTCCAACTACTCCCAGGTGCTATAACACTACCTAAAGTGGAAGGTACTTGAATATAATCATCAGTTCCATCAAATGTAACATGGTAACTATTTGATACTGAAACACTACTTCTAGAAACTCCTGCACTAGCAGAAGTGAAAGAAGATACGTTATTCATTAATCCCATTTTAGGCATATTAGCCTCTATATACTATTGCAGTATCACCACTTGCTATTTGCACAGAAGTCCATCTACCATATATAGTAACACCTATAGGTACAGTTAAAGAAGTCAAAGTATCCCATAGACCTGTATCTGCACTTACTGTTGTTACTACGCATTCTGTGATTGCTGTGATTGCTACATATGTATCTGAATTTACAGTTGCATTACTAACTAAGTCATATCCTACTTGACCCAGTGAAGCGTTTTGAGCTTCTTGAACTGTATACTTATGTAAACCGTTTGCCATTTTTACCTCCTGCTCTAAGCACTGGCTGTGCGTGAATGAGCTTGTTTAATTAAGACCAGAAACACCCCCTACAGGGAGGGAAGCTCACCATAGGGAGTGTCCCAGTCATTTATTGTTTGCTAATTACTCATTAAAGTTGAGCATCACCGAAACATGTAGCAGATGTTCCAGAAGAAACAATCTGTCCATCAACAGCCCAATTTTCGCCATCGATACATGCAACGTGTATTCTTGTACCAGCTAATCCACCAGTAGTTGAACCGTTTAATGTGATATGGTCATTTGACCCATCAGCATCAGCAGAAAAACTATCAGCAGAAGCACCAGTTGAACATGCAACTACACCACCTAAAAACCCATCAGTGTTTAAAGTATTAGTAGCAATTACATGGTCAGCAGTTGCAGTTACAGTAGTTACAAAAGTAAACTGTAGTCCTGCAGCAGGTGCTGGTAAATTAAATTGAGACGCTCCAGCAGTATCAAATAAACAATATGCGCCAGAATCTTCTGCTTTTAGAGCTACTGTAGCTCCGCCATTTGCAATCATGCTTACTTTACCTCTACCATATACATCAATATCGTCATCAGCTTTATTTTGTCCATACATTGGATTTGCCATTACTCATATCCTCCTTATAACCAAACAGCGTGAGATTCAGGCATTGACCATTCCATCCCAGCTTCAGTTAAGATTTGGTCTACTCTTCTGTCGACTCCAGAGTTTTCAAGTGTTTGAACACCTACGTAGACTGATGTGTCTCTGTTTATACCGTTTCCTACAAGAGGACGATATGCACAATTAGCCATATTGATACCTAAGATTTTAACGTTAGTTCCATCTAAGTGAACGTTTCTTGCTACATTCATATTACCGTAAACAGTAGATATAGTTGTAACATCAACACCAGCAGCCATTTTCTTACCTGTTATAGCAAGGTCTGCTCTGTATTGGTCATCTTTATCAAGATTAGCTTTGAAATAACCACCTAGTTTATGTAACCAGTTATATACTTCAGTATTACAGAAATATACAGTAGCGCCACCGTTATTATACCTTGGGTCTAAAAATCTAGACATATCATCTAAGAACTCATCTTGAGATTTAGAAGTAGACCAACTAAATACGTTACCGTAATTAGAAATAAAGTCTACAGCACCTTGAGTATAAGTAACACCAGAACCATCAGTATATTGAGAACCAAATAATAAAGATTGCTCAATATCATATTTGTGTTCAATTAACTTTTCTCTCCATACTCTAGCCCATTCGTTGCCTTCGTATTTTAATACTGTAGCACGAGCAGTGTTAGTCATAGCACATGAAGTTTTCCAGATTTGAGTTTGCCCATAACCTGTGCTGAAAGGTTGGTCTTTCCATGTTTCAGGATAACCAGTTCCTTCACCAAAAGCAGAACCAACTACATAGCATCTTTTAACTTCAAGTGTTGAAGAAATAGTTTCATCATATACTTGAGATTCAGCTGTTGTAGCATTAGCAAATGAACAGAAGTCATATGCAGCTCCACTTAAACCTTTTGTGATAAGCACTTTTAAAATAGCGTGAGTACTTGTTGAGTCTGTATCAACAGATTGTATTTTAGCCAAAATATATTCTGTCATTGTACCTGGAACACCGTCAGCACCCATATTAATTTTTACCACTTGACCTGGTAAGAAAAAGTTAGGTTGTGTGCCTGCAGCTCCAACTGCAATAGCATTTGTATCTTGACCATATACATTTTGTCTGTTACCTTCCATCATGTAGTCAGAACCCATTTTTAAATAATAGGTATCACCAGCGTCTATAAGACCATCAGCCACCGAAGCGTCTGTTGTTCCTACAGCAGATGTTGCTCCATGAGCAGTAACATAGGCATATCTTTTATGCCAAGAGCCTCTACGCTCTGTGAATTTAAAACTTGGGTCATCGCAAGGTTTTTTCGCAACTTTAGATACGAAACGAAAGAAAGGGTCTTGTGCAATATTTAGTTCAGATACTCTGTCACCAAAATTGTACTTTCTCCTTAAATCGCCTGTATTAAGAGACGAACCACCACCAGGGTTGCTCGCGTCTGGCCCTTTACCCGAGTTAGAACCCGAAGTAAAATCTGATATTTTAAAATTATCAGCCATTTTGTAATCTCCTTTACAAGTTATTTATGAGATTACCTAACTAAATAAATCGTCAAGACCTCCATCGCTACTTAAAAGAGTATCAAATATACTATCATCAGCTGATTTAACAACTGCTCCAGCATTGTTTGTTGCTCCTTGAGAAGCAGGTATTTCTCTTGCATTTTTCATTTGGCCAAGCATCTCGTTCTTGGTAGAGGTAGCTACATTTTTTGCAGCTTTATCACGATTCATAAGGTAATACATATCTTCATAAGAAAAACCATTAGTCTTAACTTTTTGCAGCATTTCACCAAACTCTGTTTCAGACATATTGTTTTTTTTCATAAACGCTTGAGCCTGTTCAACTTGTTTATTTTTAGCTGCAATTTTTGCAGACTGAGCTTTTTCTCTTTCTAATATACCATCAACTCTTCTTTGAACTGTATTTTCTACCATTTGATTAAGTACTTTAGCAGATTCCGATTTTCCATCAGTAACTGCTTCATGCCCATCAAAAACAAAATCTTCTGAAAGATTCAGAGTATCTTGCACTGATTCAGGCGTTTTGCCACCATTTTGCAGGTAGCCGCGAATAGTATCCACTAGGCCACTATCTCTTTTCATATAACTGACCAAAGGTTTAATTGGTTCGAACTCAGAGAGTTCGGCATTTAATCTTTGAGCCTCTCGACTAGAATCTTTATATCTTTTTTCCCAGTCTATTGTATCATTACCTGTTGCTTGTCCAGGGTCAACATTTTGTTGAGTTGCCTGTCCTGCGATTGGTTCATTTGATTCTTCTTGAACTTCCCCAGAAGTATCTTGGTCTAAAACAGCACCACTTACTTCATTATCTAAAGCGTCAAAGAAAGTATCACTAGAGTCAAATACGCCTTCTTCAGCTGCTGCTTCATCAGGCATTGAGTTACCAGTTGTTTCTTCTATCATTATTTCTCCTATTTATTTGTTTGTAATTTACTTATTTTTTTCTTTAACAGGCAAGGTATTTAAAAAATTAGTAAGCCTAGCCTTTTCATTGTCAAGGATTTTTTTCCCATCCTCTCTAATTTGTTGTTGCGCATGCTTAGTTTCATTATACTCATTTTCAGTGGCAGCTTTAGTCTCAGCAACTTTTCTATTAACTTCCATTTCACCTTGCATAACTTTTGACTTAATACCAGCTTGAACAAGTTGTCTTTCAAGAGTTTCAATAGTTCCTTCTTTATCTTGCATTGTTTTTTCCATCTCTTTTAACTTGCCAGATAATTGCGCATATAAAGATTTACGTTTAACAATTTTATCTTTATTTTTAATATCAGTTTCTGAAAGAACAGCAACATCATCTACAACACCAAGTTTCATTAATTCTTTTAATTCAGCCAAGTAAGCCCATCTATTAACAGGCAATGTTGAACCAGCAATAAGTCTAACATCAAATCTTGCTGTTTCGTAATCCATCATTTTTCCAATAGCCTTACCCATATCATTATAAACAGGAATATTTATTTCTACTCTTTTATCTTCCTGTATAGCACTTGGTTGCACTATTCTAAAAACTTTATTTGCTGTATAAACAGATTGGGTATATTGTTTAACAAGTTCTCCTACTTGTTTTAATGCAGGCTCTACAGAATGTTTTAACCAATACTTAACTCTTCTTGTTCCATATTCATCAATAGCAAGCATACCTTTAAAAGGCATATCTTTAGTTTGTTTAGTATCACCTTGCATAGAAGAGTATATACCAGCTAAGTATTCCATATCTTGTTTACCTTCACCTGATATACCAAAAAATGCATTAGGTAATTGAAAGGGCATTACAGGGGTAGGTGCATTAAAACCACTTCTTAGAGGAAGTAATGCTCCAGGTGCGGCAGCATACTTTTCCCAATGCTCTACATCAATAGAACCTTCTTCATACATCCATCTTAAACTACTTCCTAAAGATGCATTATGTACCATTAACTGATGTACTTTATTTAATTCTTGTTGTTTACCTATGAGAGGAGATACTGCACTTATTGGATAAGGAGTGCCAGTCCATTTATAGTGAAAAGGAATCAAAGGATAATCTTTGATTTTTGAAGGTAAGTACTTTTCGTAAATACAGGTATCTCCAACTACACAGGTTTTTTTAATTCTTGAGTCATAAAATTCAATAGTTTCAATAACTAAAGCAGCAAATTCTTTATCTTTTATTAATATATTATATTCTTCTTTTGTAATAACTCTATTTTCAGTAATAGAAGATTGCTTCTGAAGTTCTTCTGCTAATTTTAATTGATTCATTTGAATTTGTTTTTGCATTTCTTGTTTAAATTTATTTATTTCAAGTTCAGCTCTTTCTGGCAACATTTGTTTAGATTGTACCATTTGAGCAAATTGTAATTGCTTTTCTTTTAATTGTACCTGAAATTCATTTTTTAATCTTTGCACTTCTTTTTCAACTGTACTTTTAATATTTTCCATAACTTCAGTATCTGGAGGAATTTTATAAAACATATTTACATACAGTTGTTTTTCTTTTTCAAACAATTCATAGTATTCTATTAAATCCTCTCTACCTGTATCTTCTTCATCTATCATATCTGTAGTAGATTCATCTAAAACATCTTTTCTACTAAAATCTTTTTGAGTTTCATCAAATACTTTTTCAGTATAATTATAAGAACTATTATCAAATGAATTAGCATTATTAATTTTTCTTTTTGATTCAGGATAAACTTTCATTAAATGAGTTCTTGGAAGAACTTTTCTTATTAACATATATGCAGCATCTTCAAATAACAAATCTCTTGACTTAGGGTCTACATAAACATCGAACGGGTCTGGTTGTTGTATAGTAATTTCACCCATACCTTGGTCAGCATTATGGTCAATATCTACCATTAAATATCCAATTGATTTAGATACTGCATCATTTACAGCATTTGATAATAAAGATTGACCATTTGAATGATACCATACATAATCAGCCATATCAGAAAATACAGCTGCTACATCACTATCACTACCTTCAGCTCCAATAGCTTGCCATCTAGGTTGATTTGCAGTAGCATAAAAGTTTAACATTTCTACAACAGGTATAATTCTATTAATAGTAAATGTAGGCATACCTTGTTCTTCTAATAATTCTTTATCATCAGCAGACAACTGATTATCATTAGCAAAGTCAAAACCTTTTTGGTTTATAAATTCCCATTGCTGTCTATTACCAGTATTGACATTATCAAAAATGTCTCTTACTCGTAAAGCCTTCTTATCCTGTCTTTTTTTAGCCATTATTCCTCCTCTTTACAGTCATCCCATTTGGATAAATCCAACATAGGAAGTGGCTTTTCAATTTCGTAATCTTTAAGTTTATCATTTTGTACAGCCTTTTTACAGCCGCCCTTAACATAAGGTTTACCATTTGCGCATCCAATATCATACACAAAAAATATAGTTTTCCAAACACCAACCCTTACTACTCGTGCTGGTCTTCCATTTAAATGTATCACATCGTCCGTATTCAAATCGTTGCCTAAAAAAATCTTTAATGATTCCAGAACATTTTCTAAAGTTGCTCGAAACATCATTAATGCAAAAGCTGCAATAGCCATCCATCCCCATTGCCCAATCAATCCTTGTAGTTGCTCTTCCATTATTTTCCATTCTGCTTCCCTTTAATTGCTACTATTTAATAGGTTCAACTCTCGTGTTATCACGAGGTTCTTCATTTAAAGTTTTTATTAAATCTAAAGCAGGAGTATCTGTAGAATTTTTCACTGCACTAAAAACTTTGTTATCAGTAAGATTTGGTTTAATATAATCTTCAAATAAATCATCATTTCTTTTTCCTAACTTCTTTCCTTTAAGGCTTCTTTCATATTCTTTAGATACCGTTTCCCAATCTCCGTCTTTTAATGCATTCATTAACTTAGGGTAACTTTTTATATTACCTAAATTAAATTGAAAATCTGTAATAATTGCTTTAGCATCATCAGGCAAAGCATCATATACACTGTAGTCAGTTGTATAACCATGTTTATTCTTTTTTGCTCCACTAAAATTATTACTAAATGATTGTCTTCCTACTTTATAAGCTTCATTTAAATCTGATTCTAAAGTATTCTCAGACCAAGTTTTATATTCAGAAGCACTCATACCAGATATTATACCTGCTAATGAACCATTGCTATCTAAATGCCCATACCCATAAGTAAGTTTTCCATCTCCCTCTACATCTACTCCAGATTTATTATGTAAACTTT